TGTTTGCCATGAACCCGAGCATGAGCAGCTTCGGCGGCTCCATCGCCCTGCAGAACGTAGGCGAGCTGCGGCTGGAAGACGGGCGCATGTCCCGTGGAACGGACAACCAGAACGTGGTGGACGCCATTACCCGGCTGGAAAGCCGATTCAACAACCTGAGCGAGGCCGTCAGTCACATGCAGATCGTGCTGGACAGCGGAACACTGGTAGGTGAAACCCGCGCACAGATGGACCAGCAGCTGGGCTTTACCGCCGCGATGCGGGAACGGGGCAACTGACTATTGACGGAAGCAATCAAAATGGTATAATCAAAGGGAACTTAATTAGGAGGAAAACTGCATGAAACGTCTGATTCTTCTCGTACTGGTACTGACCATGGCCGTAAGCCCTGCTCTGGCAGCGGGAATTGACCTGAGTGAAATGACCGATGCCGAACTGGTAGAGCTGAGGGCGCAGATTGATGAAATTTTGAATGACAATGGCAGCAAAATTTATGAGGGTACATACGTTACAGGAACAGACATCAAACCAGGCCGGTATGAGTTGACCTGTTATCAAAGCACGTTGACACTAATGAATGTAATGTTATATGCGGACAATACTCAGGATAACATGCTAGAGGACTACCATCTCACGATAGGTTCCAGTGTTTATGTGAACCTGTCGGAGGGTATGGTTCTCACACTTAAACTTGGTTCCTGCTATATCAAGACTGCTTCTGCTGATTGGGCTCCGTAATAAGCATTTTGCACGAATGACTAAGAGATGCGGGAGGAAAAACATGGGCTGTCTCATTCTTGTGGTTGGTATTATTTATGTACTGTCACCGATTGATTTATGGCCGGGAATTCTTGATGATATTGCCGTTATTGTATTGATGATTTATCTTTCCGCAAAATGGGGAATCAACCTTTTTCAGGACAAAGAAGATTCCGACTCCGATTCCGACGAATAGCTAACAACCATCGTTTTAGGCTCCCGCTTCACCGCGGGAGCTTTTTCTTATCTTTTTATGAAAGGGGGAATGAAATGTACCACTCTATTACCTTCGGGACCAAAAACACGTGGGACGACTGGCATTTGATTCCCACAACGCGGCCGGTGTTCAATCCGCCGACCGTAAAGGCCAGCACTATCGACCTGCCCGGCGGGGACGGCGTGCTGGACCTGACAGAATTCATTGCCGGACGGCCGCTGTACAATAACCGGACGGGATCGTTCGAATTTATTGCGGACAACGACTTCATGCGGTGGGAGGAGTTGTACAGCGAAATACTCAACTACCTGCATGGCCGCAGCCTGAAGGCGGTGCTGGAGGACGACCCCGGCTACTACTATCAGGGTCGATTTACGGTGAACCAGTGGAACAGTGATAAGCTGTATTCCAAAATTACCATCGACTACGACGTGTTCCCCTACAAGAAGGAAACCGGCGCGGCGCTGGACCAGTGGCTATGGGACCCGTTCAACTTCAAGACGGGCATCATCCGGGTGTATAAAAATATTCAGGTGGACGGCACTAAGGTGGTGCGAGTGGTGGGCTCCACCATGCCGACCAACATCACCATCACCACATCGGCCACTGGAATGTCCGTAACTTTTCATGGCGTAACCTACGAGCTCCCTAAGGGGTCGTTCACGGATCAGGACATCGTGATCGTAGACGGCATCAACGAGCTGACCTTTACCGGCAGCGGAATCGTCAGCATTGATCTGGCTGGAGGCAAGCTGTAATGTTTTACGTATACGCAGACGGAGAATCGCTCTGGTTTCCGCTGGACGACAAGCGGGTGATTCTGAACCCACGGTTGACGCTGGAAATGGGAAAGGCAGGATCATTTCAGTTCAGCCTTCCGCCATCAAATAGCCTGTATAACACTCTGGCCAAGCTGAAAACCATCATCACCGTAACACTGGATGATACGGAAATTTTCCGGGGCAGGATCCTGACAATGGACCGGTCCTTTAATAATGTGAAGCAGATTTACTGTGAGGGCGTACTGGCCTACCTGAACGACAGTGTGCAACCTTCGGAAAAATTTACTGGAAAGACCCATGACCTTTTCGCCCAAATCATTGAAGGGCACAACAAAATGGTAGAACCCGCCAAGCAATTCAAAATGGGAAAGATCACGGCGGAAAACCGTGACATCATCATTACCGGCACGTCGGACGAGACGGAGGACGGCAGCAATGGTAGCTTCGACTACAAGCAAATAGCCATCAACGCCATGACCGGGGAGTGGAAAAGCAGCTGGGAATTTATTTCCAGCTACATGATCGCCTATGCGGGCGGATATCTTCGGGCCCGGCATGGCGAGGACGGGCTGTACATCGACTACCTGCAGGATTACGAGAGCAGGGCTCCCCAGAAAATCGAGCTGGGAACGAATCTGCTGGACTTTTCGGAAAGCATTTCCGCCGAGAACCTGTTCACGGTGCTGATCCCCCTGGGAGACGAAAACCTGACCATTGCCGACGTGAACAACGGCAGTGTGGAGCTTCAGGATGAAGCGCTGGTGAACGAGTATGGGCGGATTGTGCGCACCCATGTGTTTGACAGCGTTAATCAGCCTGAAACCCTGCTGGAGAACGGAAAGCGCTATCTGGAAAGCTATGCGAACGTGCCGGTCACCATCGCGATCAAGGCAGTGGATCTGCACTTTGCCAACCCGGACATTCAGGAAATTTACGTGGGCGACCAGGTGCTGGTGCGGTCCGCGCCCCACGGCATCAAGGACTACCTGACCTGCACGAAAATTGAGTACGACTTCAGCAACCTGGGCAACACCACCTACACCTTCGGCGACCCCAGCCAGAGCCTGACTGAGCGTTATCGGAAGGACAAGCAGAAGGAAACCGAACAGGTGAAACAAGCGGCGTCTTCTGGGGGCGGCGGCGCCGGGAAGAAGAATGAAAAAGAACTGGACAAGGTAAAAAGCTGGGTCAATTACAAACCGGAAGACCCCAAGGTAAGCATCGGGGCCCTGTGGGAGACGGTGAACAACACCAACAGCGTACTGAGCACCGTCGGCATCAATCTGGACGCGGAAACCGGGAACGTGAACATCAACACCCTGAAGACGGTGCAGGACCAGCAACACAACACGCTGGAAAGGCACGAATCCCAGATTGCGGTGAACGCGGATGACATTACCCTGACCAGCCAGAAGCTGACAGAGGAAGTTGGGGAGATCAACGCCAAGATTGAGCTGAGTGTCAAGGGGCTGGAAAGCAAAATTACGGCACAGGCCGACCACATTACCCTAATCAGCGACGATGTACAGATTAACAAAACCAACCTGTACGGGGTGCAGCAAAATGTGGTGAGCATCAACAGCAGCATTACCAAGATCAACTCTGAAATTACGCAGGTGAAAAAGCTGATTGCGGACGAGATCAATTCGACAAAGGGTGATATTACCTGGCTTCAAGGGAAGGTAATCCAATGCACGACCCTGAGAGCCGACAATGTGCGAGCGAATGCCATAATGACCATTAACGGAAATGCAGTGGCGACCCAAACATGGGTTAATCAGAAACGCTACCTGACCGCCCTGCCCAGCCACCGCCATACAGTGAAGGTGGGAACGACCAACTATTTTACCAGCTATACAGGCAGCTAAGGAGGACGAGCCATGAAAACCCTGCATGAACTGGGGCAGGCCGTGATTGAAATGCGGGAAGCGGTAAACATGCTGTGGCTGGGGGACCCCAACAGCCTGAACCACAACTGCGAAATCGTGGTTTTCTGCAACAAGCGGGCCAACGAGATCATCGCGGCCCTGAATGAAGCATGCAAGACGGCCCCGCCCGGAGAGATTGAGCTCGTTCCGGAGGAGCCTACCAAAACGGAGGTGAAGGACGATGGCAACCATTGCCGAGAACCTGCAAGCGATTAAGGAAGCCGTATACGGCGAAGAGGTGCGCGGGGCCATCCACGACAGTATCAGCCAATGCTACGAGGACGTAACTGCCAGCAAGACGCTGGCAGACAGCTCCGCCGCTGCCGCTACGGAGAAAGCCGCGCTGGCGGATCAGAAGGCGACGGCGGCGAACACTGCAGCGCAGACGGCCAACACGGCTGCATCGGTAGCCAATGAAAAGGCCGAGTTGGCGGCCCAGAAGGCAGCTGCGGCCAATGCGGCGGCAAGCGCAGCCAACCAGAAGGCGACCGTCGCGAACACAGCGGCAAGCGCGGCCAACACGGCCGCCGCCAACGCGGAGGAGAAAGCGACCCTGGCCGCGAGCAAAGCCGCTCAGGCGCAGGCAGCGGCGGAGAGCGCCGACAGCGCGGCCAGCGCGGCTGACACGGCTGCGGACAGTGCCACGACCGCCGCGGATAGCGCAAACGCCAAAGCCTCGCTGGCCGACCAAAAAGCAACTGCAGCTAACACGGCGGCAAAGTCGGCCAACACTGCTGCCAGCGCTGCCAATACGGCCGCAGCGGCCATTACCGGCATGACGGTGGAAGCGGCTACCAAACTGCCGACTGCCGACGCTTCGGCGGAGATTACCAATCAAAATGGTGCATATCACATTGCTTTCGGCATTCCCAAGGGCGACACGGGCGCGACGCCTAACCTGACCTTTCTGGCGGAAACCGGCGAGCCGGGCACAGAGGTAGACATCGACGTCAGCGGCACGGCGGAAGACAAGTACATTACCCTGCGCATTCCCCGGGGAATTCCGGGCACAGGCAGCGTATCCACCGTAGACGGCCAGTACCCGGACGACAATGGCAACGTGGCTCTGGGCGCGCTGAAGGCAACGGACGTGGTAAGCAACCTGACGACCAACACGGCGGGCAAGGTGTTGGCTGCCAGCCAGGGCAAAGCGCTGGAGGACAAGAAACTGGACAAAACCGGTCTTGCCGCTGCCATGGCCGCAGCCAGCTACACGGCTGAGCAGCAAAGCCAGATTCGATCCGGGCTGGGGGCTATGAAGGACACGCAGGCGGCTGGTTCCTCAGTGAAGCCGGTGTATTTTGTAGGCGGCGTGCCGGTGGCCTGTGACCGGGAGCTTCTGCGGGCGCTGGACTTTACCGTTATGCTACCTGCTTCGGGCTGGAGCAGTACAGCCCCCTACACTCAGACGGTGGCGGTGGAGGGCCTGCCGGAGGTGGACCGGCCTACCGCCGACTGGGACTTTTCCGGAGCGACGCTGGATAACTACGAGGCGCTGGCGGAAGGCTTTGCCTGCATTACCCGGCTGGTTACGGCTGCCGGAAGCCTGACGGCCTACTGCTATGCTGAAAAGCCCGCGGTAGACCTGAGCGTGTTCCTGAAGGCGGTGCTGTAAATGGACAAGGCTATGAACCGGGACGGACTGAAGCGGCTCTGGGCCCGGGCCATTGCAACCTTCGGCACAGCCACGGCCTTCGATGTGACCGTTACCTTTCCGGCCTCCGGCTGGAGCGGCACGGCGCCCTATACCCAAACAGTGTCCGCATCCGGGGTACTGGCCACGGACGAAAACTGCCCGGCGGACGCGGACATGTCCGGTGCGACGGCGGACAATTACGCAGATCTTCTGGCGGGCTGGATTGCCGTAGGGCGGATCCGCACGGGAAACGGTACCCTGATGGCCTACTGCTACAGCGAGAAGCCAACAGTGGACCTGACCGTCCGTGTGAAGATTGTGCGATAGGACAGGCTGCGAGGCCTGAAAACGAAAGGAGCAATCAAAATGGGAGAATGTCTGCTTTTGCGGCGCGGCGGCGAAGTGAAGAAGCTGCCAGTACTGAATGCGGCCCACCCGCAGGACGCGACCGTCTGGGCCGGTGACAGCGTTACCTTTCGGGTGGAAATCGTCACTCCGGGCGTCCCGGCGGACTACACATACCAATGGTATCAGGACGGGAAAGCGCTTTCGGGGAAAAACAACCCTACTTATATTTGCACAGAGCTGCCGACTGCCGGAACCCGGACGGTTTACTGCGTGGTGACCAACAAGGCGGGCAGCGTCACCAGCCGGGTGGCCACGCTGGTGGTGAAAGACCCCAATGTGACCTACACCTATGCGGACGGTATCCACGAGAAGGTCGACGATGGAAACGGCAACTGGCGAATCAAGCTGAAAAGCAGCGCGAACCTGATTTTTACGAATCTGGGCAAATGGGACGGCATGATCGATGTATTCTGCGTCGGCGGCGGGGGCGGAGGCGGTAAAATGTACAACACGGCCAAGCCCCTCGACGGCGCTGGCGGCGGGGGTGGGTACACTGTCACCGGCAAAGGTATTGCCGTGGCAGCAGGCACATCATACGCTATCGCCATTGGCGCCGGTGGTGCCGGTGGTGCCGGTGAAGGTTATCTGAATGCCAACATTGGCGCGGAAGGCGGCACGACAACCGCTTTCGAACTGTCGGCAGCCGGAGGCAAAGGCGGAAAGGAAGACAATGGCGGCGCTGGCGGATCCGGCGGCGGCGGCGCTTCCAAATGGCGCAGAGACCAGGACGATAGAGTCAATAAAATGGGTTACGGAGGAGATGGCGGTTCGGACGGCGGCGATGGCAGCAGCGGTCGCGACGGCTACGGTGGCGTTAATGGCGCGCCCGGTAAAGGGCAAGGTACCACCACTCGTGAATTTGGCGAAGCTGACGGCGATTTGTATGCCGGTGGCGGCGGCGGTATTGGATTTCTTGGATGCGGCGCTGGCGGATCCGGCGGCGGCGGCAGTGCAACCTGGAGCGCGGCTGAAGCCGGTACCGATAACACCGGCGGCGGTGGAAGCGGCGGGCGCGGTCTTGGCGGCGACGGCGGCTCCGGCATTGCGGTGATTCGCAACACCAGAAGCACGGGCTCCATTATGATTACCCGGCAGCCGCAGCACGTGACTGTGGCTGCCGAAACCGGCGTGGCCGTATTTACAGTGGAAGCCGCCGGTACAGAGCTTAGCTATCAATGGCAGTTTCTGCCCACCGGCAGCGGCGCCCAGTGGAGCAATACCTCGGCTGACGGGGCGGCTACGCCGCAGCTGAGCATTCAGGGGCACAGTTACCGCAACGGATACCAGTACCGCTGCGTCATGACGGATGCTTCGGGGAACAAAGCGATCAGTGAACCGGTGTTCCTGACCGTACAATCGTGAAGAGGTGAAACCATGAAATATGCCATCATTGAAAACGGTACGGTTACGAACATTATCGTCCTGTACCCGATCAACGCAGAAGCTTTTCCGGACGCTGTGCCCTGCGGAGACATTCCGGCAGCCATTGGCGACAGCTGGGACGGGACTTATTTTTACCGGAACGGCGAAAGGGTCCTGTCCGCGGCGGAGAAGGCGAGGCAGGAAGCGGAGGACATGCAGGCCGCGTTGGCGGAGCTGGGGGTGACCGTAGATGGGTAAGTATCTGGAAGCAGCAAAGCGGGCGAAGCCCTACCTACAGAAGGCCGTTCAATTTCTGGACGACGCCGACGCACTGCAGATTCAAAGCATGTATCCGGCATGGGAAGAACTGGTGGAGAATGGCAGCGTGACGGCGGCAGCCGGGTACAAGTTTACCTACGGAGGCCTGCTGTACAAGTGCGTGAACGCCAACCCCACATTCCAGTCAGACTGGGTGCCCGGCGTTGGCACAGAAAGCCTTTACGTCCGAATTGACGAGACCCATGCGGGCACGCTGGCCGATCCCATCCCCTACGACGGAAACATGGCGCTGGTGAGCGGGCTCTACTACAGTCAGGACGGCGTCATCTACAAATGTACCCGGGATACCGGGAACCCGGTGTACCATCCGCTGAGCGCGCTGGTAGGCCTCTACGTGGAGGTGGCGGCATGAGAGACGTTCGGCTGATATTTTCCCGCATGGGCCGCTCGGTCATCCCGCTGGGGATGGAAGGGGAGCACGGCGTCACCACCGTTCATTTCGACCTGTCGGAGGAGCTGGAGCATCGCCCAAATGCATCGGTAACCATCAAGGCCACATCCGCTGCCGGGGTCACCTACTCCCCGGAAACCCGGCTGGAGGGCACCACGCTGGTCTGGCCAGTGCATGAGTCGGACACCGCCGCCAGGGGCCGGGGCGAGGCGCAGATCATCATTCGAGCCGAAGGTGAAAAGGAAAAATCTGCAGTTGTGACGACTGTGGTCAACCGTTCCGTCGTGGATGAGGACGGTGATCCTCCCTAGCCCGGTGCAGGACTGGATTGACCGGGCCGAGGAGCTGCTGAAGGAACTAAAGGAAAGCGGCGGCAGTAGCGGCATCGCAAAAAAGCTGGAAACGGCCCGTGTCATTCGCCTGTCAGGCGGGGTCAGCGGGCAGACCCAGTTTGACGGAAGCCGGGACGTAGATATTTCCACGGAGGTAGCTGCCCTGACCAACGAGGAAATCGACGAAATTCTCAAAGAAGCCGAAAAGGCACAGGGAGGAGCATAATATGAGCCAGACAACTGAAAAAGCCCTGAACCGGGCGGGTTTGAAATACCTGTGGCAGATGGTGTTGAACAAGCTGCCCAAGAACACCAGCCAGCTGACGAACGACAGCGGCTTCATCACTTCCAGCGACATTCCCGAGGGCGCTGCTGCTAGTACCACTACCCCGAAGATGGACGGTACTGCAGAAATCGGCACTGAAATGGCCTTTGCCCGCGGAGATCATCGGCACCCCAGCGACACTGCAAAGGTGGACAAGGTGGTCGGCAAGGGCCTTTCTACCAACGACTATACTACCACCGAAAAGAACAAACTGGAAGGTATTGCAGAGGGGGCCAACAAGTATGTTCACCCCACCCACACCGCCAAGGCCAGCGGCCTATACAAGGTAACGGTGGATGCAGAGGGGCACGTTTCCGCTGCCTCAGCTGTGGAAAAGAGCGACATTACTGCGTTGGGTATTCCCGCCTCCAACACGGAGTATGACCCGGCTACCGCCGCCGCGGATGGTCTGATGTCCTCCGCTGACAAGGCTAAGCTGAACGGCATCGCTGAAAATGCTAACAACTACACCCTGCCCACGGCTGGAAGCGCCCTCGGCGGTGTAAAAACTACCAGCACGGTTTCGAGTGCCAGCGGCTATACGCCGGTGCCGATCATCGGCGGGGTGCCTTACTACAAGGACACCAACACGGAGTACAATCCGGCCACATCGACCGTGGATGGGCTGATGTCCAAAACGGACAAGGCCAAGCTGGACGCCTTCGGCAATGCGTCCGTCTATGCCCTCAAGAGCGACCTGACCAACGTGTACCGCTACAAGGGCAGCGTGGCTGCCTTTGCCGACCTGCCCAGCTCCAACCTGACGGCGGGCGACGTGTACAACGTGGAAGAGGACGACATGAACTACGGCTGGACAGAGGCCGGGACCTGGGACCCGCTGGGTGCTTTATTCAAAATGGAATACCTGACCAACGAGGAGATCGACGCGGCTCTGGCGGAAGTTGAGGCGGGCTGAACGGGGGCGTAAGCAGGGAAGCGTGTGAACAAAGCGCCGTTTACTCCTGCATTACTCGTACATCCGCCGGAAGGGACTGGGTGCAGGCGGAAGGGGCTGCTTTGGTAGAAGAAGCACAGAAGTAATTTCTTCGTGTATTTTTCACAAGAATCACGCATACAAAGCGCCGTAAATTGTGAAAAATGACGGGTGGTTGTAAATCGCTCGTACATTACTCGTACACTACTCGTACACCTCTACTCGTACACCAAAACGTCAAATCCACCCAAAAAAGATGGCTCCCTCGCGGCTTTCGCTGCGGGGGAGTCTTTTGTATTTCTATGCGTTTTCGTTTATATTTACTCGCTGAATCTTGCGGATCTCTTCCGCCAGCCAGGTGGGATCGCGGCGGGTGTAGACCTTCTCGGTGATGTCCGTAATCTGGTGGCCCACCATGTACTTGATGGCGTATTCGTCAACATTGTACTTCTTGGCCATGGTGATGAAGTGCATCCGTCCGTCATGAGGGCGGTGCTGAGGATTCAGGTTCAGACTGTCCCTGATTTTGGCAAAGCGGGTCTGATATTTGTCGTAGGTGAAAAGCTTGCTGCTGCAGTGGGTCCGTCCGTCCGGACAGCTGATGAGATAAGGACTGCCCGCGTTTTGTGCCTCCTTGTACCGCCGGGTGACCAGCTCCCGAATGCGCGGATGAATGGGCACCCTCCGTTCCCGTCCGGCGTCGGTTTTCATGCCGCCGGTAAAGGTCCAGTTTTCCAGATCCACGTTCTTCAGCTCAATCAGCCCCAACTCCTGAGGACGCCAGCCCGAGTAGCATTGAATCAGCACCACGTCCACATAGTCCTTCCGATTGTCTGCATGGGCCCAGAGCCGCTCCATCTCCTCGTCTGTAAAGGGAAGATGGCCGCGCCGGGCCTTTTCCTGTTCCTGAAGAATGTTGTCCGAAACGTCAAAGGTGCGGGCGTAGTTCCGATCCACCAGCTCATATTCCAGCGCGTAGTCCAGCATGAGGTTGAACAGAGACTTGATGCGCCCCTGCACGCCTGGGCTGGCGCGGCGGACCTCCCCGTGTACGACGGCGTTTCCGTCCTCCATGCAGCCCTTGATATGCCGGGCCCGCAGGTCCTTGACCCGCATATTGTACAGGGACGAGCAGTATTTCCAGGCGTTCGTAATGGTCCGGCAGCTGGAATCGGACTTCAGATTTTCAAAATAGACGTTGGTCCAGCGCTCGTACAGCTCTGCCACCGTGATGTCCGCCTCCAGATCGTAGGGATTGCGGTTGTATTCCAGCAGGGCGGCGTAGGCCTCGTTATAGGTGGCGAAATAAGTCTCCGGTTTCAAGGGCTTGACAATGTATTTACCGGTTGGAGTTTTGCCCACACAGACCAAAACACGAAAGGGTTTTCGCAAGCCGCGCTTCTTAATCTCACAAATCTGCCCAAACCCGTTTGGAAGGCGTTTTCGTTTCCGTTTGTTGCTCTTAATGGGTTTAAGTGTGCCAGCTATAGGGTTTAGTGGGTAACCGCAATGGGGGCAGTTTGCCGCTTTGTCGCTGACCTGAAGTTCGCATTCCGGGCATTTTAAGAGCATACACCATTTCCTCCATTGCTTTCTTCCCGTTCATCTTATAGGATGATGTACGAAATGTCAACTCCTATAGAAGCCCTATAGGAAGCGAACCGAAAGGAAGAATTTCATGATCCCCAGAGGTAATCTGCTGTGCCCCTGCTGTGCGGGCAGGCTTACCTATTTCGACACGGTGAAGCGAAAGCTGTGGACCAAGCATCGAAAAAAGCAGATCGTCTACATTCCACGTTACCGCTGCCCAGCATGCCGCACCGTCCACAGGGTGCTGCCGGAAAACGTGGTTCCCTACCAGCGGTATGAGGCAGAGCTGATCCGCGGGGTGCTGGAAGGGCTGATTACCGTGGAAACCCTTGGCTATGAGGACTACCCCTGCGAGGCCACCATGCGGCGCTGGCTTAACCGGTTCGGTTAGGTTTCACTCGCTTTTGATTCCTTTCGGCGGGCGTTCTATTCTAGAATAGCCTCAGAAAGGAGGTGAGCGGCATGGAAGACCTGGAATTTGCCGCCGGATCGGTGCCGGTGGCCGTGGCCGCCCGGGTGTATGGCAAGGAACCCACGTGGGTGCGGGCCGGAATCATCGCTGGTTGGCTGCCTATCGGAAAGGCCACCCGAAGGGGCGAGCTGATTACCAGCATTGAACAGATGAACAGCCGCTACGGACGCATCAACTTTTATATTTCGCCCAAGCTCCTCTGGGAGCAGACGGGTTACGTATGGAAGGGGGAACGGGCGTGACGGCCATTCATCCCGAGCTGAGTCCCAAAAGCCGGTACTGGATCGACCGGCACCGGTATTACGAGCTGAAGCACTTCTGCCTGCAGTATCCTCTGTGGATCCGGGCGCGGGCCAGTCTGGACGGGTTGAGCCGCCGCACCCTGCGCCTGACGCCGCCCTCCCCCACCGGCCTTGTGCAAAGCCCCACGTCCCGCTGCGCCGAGCAGCGCCTGTGGTACACGGAGCGCATCGCCATGGTGGAGGAATCCGCTGCCGAGGCGGACCCGCTGCTTGGACCCTACCTGCTGCGGGGCGTGACGGAGGGCCTGTCCTACGACTGCCTGAAGGCCCGGCTGGCACTCCCCTGCTCCAGGGAAGCCTACTACGAAAGCTACCGCAAGTTCTTCTGGTTGCTCAGTGAGAAGCGACAATGAAGCCCGCGTATTCTGCAGCCCCTCTTATGGCAGGCCAATAGAAAGGAGCGGCAGGTATGGAACATCGGGAACTGAGTACCAAAGAGGTTGCGGAAATCCTGAATCTGAGCGCGCCGTATGTGACGGCATTAGTAAAGAATGGAAAGCTGAAGGCTCACCCGCGGCAAAGCGGCGGCTGGTGCGGCAATCCGGGCTACGGATATTTCTATCAGGACGTGATGGAGTATCAGAAGCAGCGGGCCGCAGGCCGAAACATACCAAAGGTGAGACAGGCGGACCCGGCCTTACTGACGGAGCTGAAGGCGGCGCTGGAGGATTTTCAGGCAGCACGGTTACTTTTGGACGAACAGACCGAGCGGCTGGAGGAACTGGCGGCCAAACTGTTGGGGGCATAATCGCCCCCTCTTTTATTTGTCCAAAAAACCGCACGCACCCGAGCAAAAACCCTGCTACCCTGATAGCGCGAAAAAATCCGTGCCTTTTACGGAAAACCATTCCAAAGGAGGAGAAAGATATGGAAGATCAAACCAGAAAGCTATTGACGGAACAGATCGAAGCCATTCTGAAGGAACTGGACTCCCTTCCACAGGGCAAGGACCGGGAAGCGGCGGTGGACAGCCTTTGCAAGCTGTACCGGCTCAGGATCGATGAGGATAAGAACGAGACCGAACTTCGCAAGGTTCAGGACGATAATTTCGCTAAGGAACAGATTGCGGAGAATGAGCTTCGTTCCGCCCGCATCGACCGCTGGGTGGGGTACGGCCTGCAGGCGCTGGGCATTGTGCTGCCTCTCAGCTTCTATGCCGTGTGGATGAAGCGGGGCCTCCAGTTCGAGGAGACGGGTTCGTTCACATCCAAAACCTTTCAGGGATTGACCAAATTCTTCAAACCTACGGTGAAAGGGTGAACCAATCAAAGGGGATTGCCAAAAACAATCCCTTTTCGTTTTCAAAATGCGCTATCATTACGAAAAACCGGCCTTTTATGGCACGTTATACGGCGAGACTTACGAGTGTGCCCACCCGGTCTACCGGCGCTGCACCCTGTTTCGGACGGAAGAAAAGGGGCTGGCGGTAATCCAGCAGCGCTGGGACCAGGCCACCCGCCATACCTGGTGGGGCGAAATCGACCCCTGGCTGACGGTGCCGCTGTACACCCATCCCGCCTTTCCCGGATATTTTGCCAAACGGGCGGCTCCGGCGTCGGATGGCCTTTACCCCACCGTGACCGTCCGCCAGATGATGTGGGCGCTGAAGATGAAACCCTTACCCAAGGCCCGCTGGGAAACGGTCTTCGACCGCCGGGAAATCTGAAGCCGCGAGAAAAGCTGGCTATATAATGGAGAGAAACAACTACAGGAGGTATCGACAATGAGCAAGATTCTCTATGTAAACGGATGCAAGGTGGAAACCAAATGGGAAAAACTGAAACGCAAGACTTCTGAAAAAGCAAAAAGTGCGATGCAATGGATCAACCAGAATAAGGAAATGATTGTCGTGCTGGTCCCTGTGGCGACAAGCAGCGCGGCGCTTCTCGGCAAATGGGTAATCAAACCGATTTGGAAGGGAACCGTCGTGCGGGCAAATCTGCGCAGGCAAGAACACATCAAGACCGGATTTGTATACGATCCATCATTGGGTGCATACTATGAGCTTTCCAAGAAGCTGAGCAATCATCAGAAAATTGAATTGGATCTACGACGGCAAGCCGGTGAAAGAATCGGAAACATCTTGAGAGAAATGAATGTATTGAAATAACTCCGATTATTGGAAACAGTCCAAAAAATAAGGGCTGTTTTCTTTTTCCGCGAAAAAAACAGCAGATATTATGGACAGGAAACCCGAAATTTGAAGGAGGAATACAATATGAAAAAACTGCTCAGAGTTCTGGTACTGGTTGTGGCCAATCTGCTCACGCTGCCCTTTAATCTGGCGGCATTGGCAATTTTGCTGGTAAGCGAGAGAAGCGGCGAGGAGAATGATTGCCTAAACGAGTATGCAGGTATGCTATGGCAGATGACGAAAAAGTGGATTCAAACGGGAAAGCTGAACCAAACGGAGGAAGAGTCTGAATAAGACTCTTTTCCTTTTTCTCGGCCCGCATTTCATTGCGGGCTTCGGGCCTGCGGTACCGCTGCGCGGTGTCCTCGGGCCCTCGGTTCGCTTCGCTCACCCTCCGTATCGGATTGCGTTCATCCGCGAAAAAAACCGTTTCCTTTATGAAGGCGAAAACTTGCTGGCATAAAGGAGGAAAAGACAATGGCGTTTTTGGGAACGATCTTTTTCGGCTTTTTGGGAGTGTGTGCAACGGTTGCATTTTTCCGAAGCGGAAAAGTAGTGATCCGAATCATCAATCATCTATTCGATAAAGTGGACGACAGATTTTCGTAATTCAAAGGGACGGGAGCCTGAAAGCAGGCTCTCTTCTCTTTTCGGCAAAAAATCAGGAGGTCAGTTACATGAACATTATCAAGGCATTACTTGGAAAAATGGACGTGCTGGAGCTGAAATTCCGCAAGAAGAATGAAAAGGCTAACGACTCGATTCTAAGTGCCATGATGGAAAACCCGGAGGGCTACAAGCTGGAGGCCTATATCGGCCGGGACGAGCAGAACCAGCAGGAAATCGTTATCAAAGTGAAGCAGCGGGAGGCGATCATACAATATGCCCTGGATGAAGACCATTGAACGAACCCTTAGGCGCTGGGCTCCAACAGCCCTATCTGTGCTAGCGGCGGCAGGCGTTGGCGGCACGGCAGTGCTGGCGGTGAAGGCATCCCGTCAGGCGGACGAGATCATTCGCCGCGGTGAAGAGTCAGAAAATTCCCGGTGGGATTTTTGGCGAAAAGCTTCCAAAACGGCGGCGGTTTATCTCCCCGCCGGGCTGATGGGGTTGGGAACCGTCGGCTGTATTTTCGGTGCTCGGATGCTGGACAAGCGCCAGCAGGCGGCCCTTGCCAGCGCCTATCTGCTTATGGACCGTACCTTTCGGGAGTATCGGGCTAAAACTGCCGCCAAGGTAGGTGTGAAGACCGAGCAGGCCATTCGAGCAGAGGTCCGTCCCCCGTGGGAAGACCCGCCCGCCTGCGAAACGGAGCCCGAACTGTTTTACGAAAAGCACTTCGGATATTTCCGCCGTCCTCTGCTGGAGGTGCTGGACGCGGAGTACCGCCTGAATCGGCAGTATGCCCTCACCGGAATCTGCTGCCTGAACGACCTGGCGGAGCTGCTGGGGCTGCCCAAGCCGGATGGCGGCGACCGGTCCGGCTGGTCCGTGGGCGCTGGCGAGGCCTTCTACGGTTACCAGTGGATTGATTTTTCTCACTTCGTCACTCATACGGACGACGGGCTGGAGTGCTGCTTTATCGAGCTGCCATTCGGCCCCACGGCGGATTATCTGGATTACTGAAACAGAAAAACCGCGAAAAAAGCAGCAAGTATTATGAAAAGGAGGTTACTGCTATGGATAACAAACTGGTCAAATGGCTCGGAATCGGCGCAACCGCAATCGGAATGGGAGCAACACTGCTCTCCAACTGGGTCAGCGGAAAGCAGGAGGATGACAAAATTGAAAAGAAGGTAGCGGAAGCAGTCGCCAAACTGACGAGCAAAGAGGGCTAACAAACCCTCTTTTCTTTTTACTGTATTGGAGGCCAATGATGGATGAAAGAATTTTGGCTCACTGGACGCTGAGCTATGAGGACGCACTGGAGGCCGCGGGAGAATACATCCGGGAGGCCTTCTCAGAGCCCGAATGGTGGAACCGGCCGCGGGAGTTCCGCCGCCGCAGTGACAGGCTCTGGGCCGCAGAGGAAATGTTCCGGGAGCTGATGCTCCACCCCGAAAGTTCGCCTCTGAAAACGGCGATGCTCTTTCGGGAAAAGATGGAGCGTTTCTGCCACGAATCCCGTGGCAAGCGCTCCATTTACATTTTCAAGGAAGCGTACAAGGTGGCAATGGAACTCGAAAATGAGTTGTTTTCCGTTGCCACGGAACGAATTTGACAGGAGGGTAAAACCATGAACTTTTCCCAATGGGGAAAACATCTGAAAGTGGGCCTTGCCAAGCATAGCCCGGAAATTCTGACGGGGCTGGGCATCGGCGGCATGTTCGCCGCTATGGGGCTGGCCGTGTGGAAGACTCCTAAGGCCCTGCGCCTGATGGAGCAGCGAAAGGATGAGCTGGAGGTGGAGAAGCTGCCCCCGCTTGAGACCGTGAAAACGGTATGGAAGTGTTACCTACCCTCTGCGGCGCTGAGCGTTGGCTCCACTGTGTGCCTGATCGCCGCCCATGGGGAGAACCAGCGGCGCAATGCGGCTCTGGCCACAGCCTACGCCCTGTCTGAATCCGCCCTGAAGGACTACCGGGAGAAGGTGACGGAAACGGTGGGGCCGAAGAAGGCTGAAGCCGTGGACGACGCCGTCGCCAGGGATAAGCTGAGCAAAAACCCAGTGGAAAGTCGGGAGGTCATTCTGACGGACAAGGGTTCCACCCTATGCTATGACGTGCTGTCCGGACGGTATTTCAAATCCGACATCGAGAAAATGCGGCAGACGGTCAACGAGCTGAACCGCCGCATGCTCAGCGAAATGTATATTTCCCTCAACGACTTTTACTATGAGCTGGGTCTGCCGTCCATCGGGGTCGGGGACAGCCTTGGCTGGTGTACGGATCGAGGCCTGATCGAGCTGCGCTTTGACGCTCAGCTGACGGCGGACGGCACACCATGTTTGGTGCTGGACTACGCTGTGGCCCCCAAGTACGGCTACCAGCGCTGAAAGGAGGACCCATGCAGCGCTACGACTATGAAGGCCCGGTGATGGCCTTTCGCCAGTGCCTGAACCCGAAGTGGAAGGCCTCCACCGTGGCGGTCACCGAGACGAAGGCCAAGGCCAATCTGGCCTACCAGTACAAACGCAGGATGGGCTTAAGCCCCCAAAGCAAAATCACGCTGCCGGGCAAAGTGCTGCCCGTGGCGGAGTAACGGAGGAGCTCCCATGGAAAATTACCGTTCCAACTCCCACAAAAGCCGGGAGGCGGCCCGGCAGGAAGAAAAGAAAGTGGAAAAGGTCATCAGCGGGTCGGCCAGCGTGCAGAAGAAAAGCGAGCTGCGCCGGTTCGCTGATATTTTTGTGTCTGAAGATGCAGGCGATGTAAAGGATTACCTCATCTGGGATATTCTGGTGCCCGGCATCCGCCGGGAGCTGCACGACATGATTACCTCCGTGGCGGACATGGTATTCGGCAAGGGCCGGACGGCAGGCTCCACGACCGGCGGCGCGTCCCGGGTGAACTACCGGGCCTATTACGAGCCGGAAACCAGAAGCCGCCCGGGCCAGACCGTCACCCGCACCGGCTACGCCTTTGACGACGTGGTGGTGGACAGCCGGGGCGAGGCAGAAACTGTGCTCCAGCAGATGGACGATCTTATTGCCAACTATGGGTTGGTCAGCGTGGCCGACCTGTACGATCTGGTGGGGATCAACGGCAGCTATACGGACAACCGCTACGGCTGGACCAACATTGCCAGCGCCAAGGTGGTCCGCGTGCCCACCGGCTACATGCTCAAATTGCCCAAGGTTATGCCTTTAGACTGAGAAAAAAAGGAGATACAAAAATGAAGCTTTCCGATATGACGAAAAACGCCGGAATGGCGATAACGAAACTCTTTGCGCCCCTGAAGAAGCATGCTCCGCAGATCCTGATGGCAGGCGGCATCGCCGGGGCCGTTGGCAGCACGGTGCTTGCCTGCCGGGCTACTCTGCGCCTGAATGATACCCTGGAAAACACCCGAAACGATCTGGCTACGCTGCGCCGCTGCCAGGAGGAGGGCAAGAACGTCCATGGCAAGGAATATACCCAGAAGGACGCAGCTCATGATAAGGTGGTCCTCTACCTGCAGGCCGGACTGAAGGTATGCCGCCTGTACGCTCCCGCCGCGTTGCTGGGTGGGCTGTCCATTGCAGGCATGGTGGGCAGCAACACGCTCCTCCAGAGGCGGGCGGTGGCCCTGACGGCGGCCTACGCGGCGGTGGACAAGGGCTTCCGGGAATACCGCGGCCGGGTGACCGAGCGCTATGGCGCAGACGTGGACAAGGAGCTGCGCTACGGCATCCGCACCGAGAAGGTGGAAAAGACCGTGGTGGATGAGAAGGGCCATGCGAAAAAGGTGAAGGAAACGGTGACCGTCAGTGAGCAGGACTTCCGCAACGAATACGGACGTCTGTTCCGCCGGGAGGACAGCCGAGCCTGGGATGAGGATCAGGATATGAACGACTTCTTTCTGCGGTCCCAGCAGACCTGGGCGAACAATCGACTGAAGGCCCAGGGTCACCTGTTCCTGAACGATGTGTATGAGAGCCTGGGCTACGACCACACCCCCGCAGGCGCAGTGGTCGGCTGGATCTACGACCCCAACAACCCCGCCCACGATGGCGACAGCATGGTAGATTTCGGCATGACAAAGGTGCTGCGCCGCAATGCCTACGGCGAAATGGAGGAGGTCACGGCGCTGGACTTCAACGTAGACGGCGTGATTTATGACAAAATCTGACAAGGAGAGCGTGATGTTTTTATGAAAATCTGGATGAGTTTAGGCATTTTCGGTCTTAGCGCGGTGGCAGGCACTTTTGCTGGATGGACTGTTGCCAAGAGACGCTATCAGCGGGAAAAGGAAGAGGAGATTGCCTCGGCCCGGGAAGCCTTCCGGGCCATGCTGGAGGAGCGGAAGAAGGACGTCCGCACCCTGGCCCAGAACAAGCCGGACCTGAAGGAGTACGCCAAAACGGTGGTCAAAACCGGCTACGCCCAGCACTTTGATCCCCCGGTCCAGGAGCCGGAGGAAGAAACCGCCCCCATGGAGGAAGCTATGAAGAACCACGGTGAAACACCTTATATTATCACCCCCGAGGAATTCGGCAGCCAGTACGACTATGACCCGGTCAGCCTGACCTACTACGCCGACGGCGTGCTGACGGACGACAACGACGAAGAGGTGGACGACATCGCCGACATCGTGCCCGTGGATTTTGCGGAGCACTTCGGCGAGTATGAGGACGACAGCGTCTACGTGCGCAACGACCGCCTGTGCCACGATTACGAAATTCTACGGGACAATCGCACCTACGCCTCCATCCGTACCCGTAAACCGCACGAGGTGGACTAAATGAGCGCGAACGAGCTGAAGAAGCGGTATTTCCGCTGGCTGTGCCAGCTCGTTCAGAACGGGAAATTTACGGGGTTTCGATCCTATCAGGAGCTCCTCGGCTGCCTTGCGGAACAGGAGTTTACCTGGACCGTGGAGATGGACGAGAACCGCGCCAGAGACGGAATCGAGCTCCGCTACCGTTTTGGCTGCGAGATGGGCTATGACTACCGCTATGTGGAGACCTTTCTGGACGGCGCGCCCTGCACCGTGCTGGAAATGATGGCGGCCCTCGCCCTGCGGGTGGAGGAGCACCTGATGACCGACCCCCAGTACGGCGACCGCACCGGCCAGTGGTTTTGGGAGATGGTGGTCAATCTGGGCCTGGCGGACATGACCGACGAATACTTTGACCGGCGGAGGGCGGAAAAAACCATCCGCCGGTTTCTGCACCGGCATTATTCCGCCGACGGGCACGGGGGCCTGTTCTGGATTCCCGGCTGCCCGCTGGACCTGAGAAAAATTGAGATCTGGTACCAGCTCTGCCATTACCTTTCCGGGAGATATGAAGGCTGAAAATAAGGAGGAAATAGCAATGGATGAAATGATGAACTGGGTCTACCGGGCGCTGGAGCGCTCCGAAATCCTGATGCAGGATATGGAAAAACAGCTCCGCCGCCAGAAAAAGGTGAACCGCCTTTTATGCTTCGGCGTGGGCGTCCTGAGCTGCGCCGTGGTGCACCTGCTCAACCAGCGGCAGACGGATACTCCGCAGCCCGAAGGAGGCGGGGCGAATTCTAATGAAGGGTGAACAGCATGCTCGACTTTGTCACCATTGCGACCCGCCCCACTAAGAGGGGCGTCGTCGAAATCTATCCAAAATTCATCATTAAGAAAAGCGCCGACCTGATGGTCCGGGGCGGCGATTTTTACGCCGTCTGGCTGGAGGAACGGGGCCTGTGGTCCACCGACGAGCAGGACGCGCTGCAGCTGATTGACCGGGAGCTGGACCGCTATGCGGACGAAAACCGGGAACGGCTGGAGGGCCATGTAAAGGTGCTGCACATGTGGGACGCGGAAAGCCGCATGATATCTGTATGGCACCAATACTGCCAGAAGGACATGCGGGATTCCTTCCACATGCTGGATGAGAAGCTCATCTTCCAGAACACGGTCACCGTAAAGAAGGACTACGCCTCCAAAAAGCTGCCCTATCCGCTTGAGGAGGGGCCCACTGACGCCTGGGACCGGCTGACGGGCACGTTATATTCTCCCGAGGAGCGGGCGAAGATCGAATGGGCTATTGGCAGTGTAGTCAGCGGCGATAGTCGGAAGCTGCAGAAGTTCGCGGTGCTCTATGGTGCGGCTGGAACGGGTAAATCCACCATCCTGAATGTGATCGGCCAGCTGTTCGAGGGGTATACATCGGTGTTTGACGCCAAGGCGCTGGGCTCCTCCAGCAACAGCTTTGCGCTGGAGGCCTTCAAGTCCAACCCGCTGGTAGCCATTCAGCACGACGGCGACCTGAGCCGGATCGAGGACAACACCCGCCTGAACTCACTGGTCAGCCACGAGCTGATGACCGTGAACGAAAAGTTCAAGTCCACCTACGCCAACCGCTTCAAGTGCTTCCTGTTCATGGGCACCAACAAGCCCGTGCGCATCACCGACGGCAAGAGCGGCCTCATCCGCCGTTTGATTGATATTTCACCCTCCGGTGACAAGCTGCCCGCTGCAGAGTACAAGCAGGTGATGAAGCAGGTCAGCTTTGAGCTGGGGGCCATTGCCAGCCGATGCCTAGCCTTCTATCGCAGCGACCCGGGCCGATACGATCATTATATTCCAACGGCCATGATGGGGGCCAGCAACGACTTCTATAACTACGTGCTGGACAGCTACCCCGTGTTCCTTAAGGAGGATGGCACCACCCTGAAGGCCGCATGGGAGATGTATAAGACCTACTGCGACGAGGCCAAGGTGGGTTATCCCATGAGCCAGCGTGTGTTTAAGGAGGAGCTGAAGAACTACTTTCGGGAATACCGGGACCGGTGGCAGCAGGAGGACGGCGCCCGGGTGCGCAGCCGGTATACGGGCTTCCGCACGGATGTTTTCGAGGAATCAGAGCCGGAACCGCCGCCTACCAGTACGAAGAGCTGGCTTCAACTGGAGGAGGGCGAGTCCATTCTGGACAAGCTTTGCGCGGACTGCCCGGCCCAGTACGCCAGCGAGCGGGAAACGCCACAGAAGAAGTGGACGGACGTGACAACCACCCTTAAGGAGCTGGACACCCGCCGTTTGCACTATGTGCGAGTGCCGGAAAATCATATTGTGATTGACTTTGACCTGACGGACGAAAACGGAAACAAATGCTTTGAGAAAAACCGGCAGGAGGCAAGCAAGTGGCCGCCCACCTACGCGGAGGTCAGCAAGGGTGGGGCGGGTATTCACCTGCATTATCTTTATTCTGGCGACCCTTCCCGGCTGAGCCGGGTGTACGAGGACCATATCGAGGTGAAGGTATTCACCGGCAGCAGCAGCCTCCGGCGCAGGCTGAGCCGCTGCAACCAGCTGCCTGTCAGCACGATTTCCTCGGGTCTGCCCCTGAAAGGAGAGAAAATGGTCAACTTTGATACCGTCAAAAGTGAAAAAGGGCTTCGGACGCTGATCCTCCGAAACCTGAACAAGGAAATTCACCCCGCCACCAAGCCCAGCGTGGACTTCATCTACAAAATTCTGGAGGATGCCTACGCAAGCGGCCTGCACTACGACGTCACCGACATGCGCAACGGCATTCTGGCCTTCGCTGCCAGCAGCACCCATCAGGCGGACGCCTGCCTGAAGCTGGTGAACAAAATGAAGTTCAAAAGCGACGAGATCTCCGACCCCGCCGTGAACGACGGCAGCGAGCTGGTGTTCTACGATGTGGAGGTCTTCCCCAACCTGTTTCTGGTCAACTGGAAAAAGCAGGGCGAGGGCAAGCCCGTGGTGCGCATGATAAACCCCAAGCCCGCGGAGATCGAGGCCCTGATGAAGTTCCGGCTGGTGGGCTTCAACTGCCGCCGGTACGACAACCATATGCTCTACGCCTGCCTGATGGGCTACGACAACGCCCGGCTGTACACCCTGTCTAACCGCATCGTCACGGGCAGCGCCAACTGCTTCTTCGGCGAGGCGTACAACGTGAGCTATACGGATGTGTACGACTTCAGCAAGAAAAAGCAGAGCCTGAAGAAATGGGAAATCGAGCTGGGCATTCATCACCAGGAGCTGGGTCTGCCCTGGGATCAGCCCGTGCCCGAGGACCAGTGGACGAAGGTGGCGGAATACTGCGACAACGACGTCATCGCCACGGAGAAGGTGTTTGACCACCTGAAGGCGGACTTCACCGCCCGGCAGATTCTGGCGGACGTGGCGGGCATGACCGTGAACGACACCACCAACAGCCTGACCACCCGCATCATCTTCGGCAAAAACCGCACGCCCCAGAGCGCCTTTTCCTACCGGGACATGGGCGAAACCAAAGACAGCGACGACTGCTCCGTGATTGTGGACAAGATGTTCTTTCCCGGAAAGGTGGACGACTTTACCCGCTTTGATATTTCCAACCGGCCGGTCTTTCCCGGCTACCGATACGAAAACGGCAAAAGCACCTACCGGGGCGAGGAGGTGGGCGAAGGCGGCTACGTATACGCCGAGCCCGGCATGTATACGGACGTGGCCCTTCTGGATATTGCCAGCATGCATCCCTCCAGCATTGTGGCAGAGGAGCTGTTCGGGCCGGAGTACACCGCCCGGTTCAAGGAAATTCTGGATGCGCGCATCGCCATCAAGCACCGGGACTTCGAGCGGGCCCGCCAGATGCTGGGCGGGGCGCTGAGCAAGTACCTGACCGACGAAAGCGCAGCGGACGATCTGGCCGGGGCGCTGAAAATCGCCATCAACTCCGTTTACGGGCTGACCAGCGCCAAGTTCGACAACCCCTTCCGGGACAACCGCAATCGGGACAACATCGTGGCCAAGCGGGGCGCGCTGTTCATGATTAACCTAAAGCATGCCGTGCAGGAGCGGGGCTTTTCCGTGGCCCACATCAAAACCGACTCCATCAAAATTCCCGGCGCGACCAACGAGATCATCGCCTTTGTGATGGAGTACGGCAGGCGTTACGGCTACAACTTTGAGCACGAGGCCACCTATGCCCGCATGTGCCTGGTGAACGACGCCGTGTACATCGCCAAATACGCGGACGGGGACTGGTGCCGGGAACGGTACGGATATTCTCCCAAGGACTGTGTCAAGCACGGCGGCCAATGGACGGCCACCGGCGCGCAGTTTGCAGTGCCCTATGTGTTCAAGACCCTGTTCAGCAAGGAAGAACTTTGCTTTGAGGACCTGTGCGAAACCAAGGCCGTCACCAGCAGCCTGTACCTGGACATGAACGAGGGCCTGCCGGAGGATGAGCACCGCTACCGCTTTGTGGGCAAGGTCGGCCAGTTCTGCCCCATCCTGCCCGGCAGGGGCGGCGGGCTGCTGCTTCGGGAAAAGGACGGAAAGTATTCCGCCGCCACAGGCAGCAAGGGCTACCGCTGGCTGGAGTCGGAAATGGTGCGCACCCTTGGCAAGGAGCAGGATATTGACCGGGGCTATTACCGGAATCTGGCGGACGACGCTGCGGATGCCATTCGTCAGTACGGCGATTTCGAGGGCTTTACCGCGTAGCCGTCCGCGGCAAAAACCACACCTATTACGGAGGAAAGCATCGGGCTTTCTTCTTGACAGGGAAAGGGGGATTTTCTATACTAAGGAGGGTACGCAAGTGCCTATTATATCCGTATTCGAGGGCATCATCATCACGATGCACTGCGAAAAAGGCGAACGGCATCATACGCCCCACTTTCATGTACGGTACGGCGACCATACGGCAGCAGTGACCCTGGAGGGAGAAATTCTGAGGGGATTTCTGCCGCGGAAGCAGGCCCGCTACGTTAAAGCCTGGGCAGCAAAGCACTACAACGAATTGGTAGCAAACTGGCATCTGACACTCACAAACCGGGAACCAGTCCGAATTGATCCCCTGATCGTCAGGGGAAAATAAACAGATAAGGGAGGCGGAACGGATGAGAAAACAGAGAGTGCCCATGCCGCCGGATGCGGCGGAGGTCTTAAGCGCCCGGGACGGCATGCTGCGGGTACGCTTCCGCAACGGCGAAATTCGGGATTTCGACGCCAGGAAGGAGCTGTTCTGCCGCCCGTACTATCAGGAGCTGGCGAAGGATCCGGTGCTGTTTCAGACGGCGCACGTGAATTACGGAACCGTGGTATGGAACAGCAAGCTGGATATTGACCCGGAATGGCTGTACGAAGACAGCGTATTGGTTCATTAAAAACCCCATCATCCCTGTCAGGAGGAACTGCGAAAAGCGGTTCCTCTTTTCTTTATATTTTCCTAAAAATACCAAAGGCCAAAAATTGAAAAAAAGGAGACTGATTCTAATGGAAAAGCGTATTCCCAACATCTCCATCGCAGACGCCCGGATCCTGTTCCGCAACTTTGCGGGCAATGAAACCAAGTACAACCGCAAGGGCTGCCGCAACTTCTGCGTGGTCATCGAGGACCCGGCCATGGCCCAGCAGCTGTCTGAGGACGGATGGAACATCCGCGTGCTGGCGCCTCGGGATGAGGACGAAGCGCCCCGCCATTACCTGCAGGTGGCCGTCAGCTTTGACCATATTCCTCCGAAAATTTACATGGTGACCCGCAAAGTCATGACCGAGCTGACCGAGGACACCATTTCCACGCTGGACTACGCGGAGCTGTGCATTGTTGACGTGGTCATCCGCCCCTATCAGTGGGAGGTCAACGGAAAGACCGGCGTGAAGGCATACCTGAAGACGATGTATGCCACCCTTGAAGAGGACGAATTCGCGGAGAAGTATGCAGCCATGGAGTACCCCGGAGAGGAGCCCTTCTGATGAGGTGTTTATATTGCATTGTCGGCCCCAGCGGCAGCGGCAAGAGCACACTGGCCGCTCAGCTGACCATGAAGCGCCGCATGACCCCGGTGGTCAGCCGCACCACTCGTCCGCCCCGGTATCCAAACGAGCCGGGGCACATTTTTACGGATGAAAAATGGTTTCAGGATCAGCGGCACAATCTGGCAGCCTACACCAAATACGACGGCTACCACTACGGCGTTACCTTTGAAGAGCTTTCCCGCTGCGACCTGTACGTCATCGACCCGGCAGGGCTTCTGACCCTGCGGCAGCGCTGCAAAAAGAAGCTGCGCGTGATCTGGCTGGATATTTCGGAAAGAGCCGCCAAGGGACGGATGCTGGCCCGGGGCGACGACGAGCAGCAGGCCCTGCGCCGCATCCGGGAGGATCAGGAGCGCTTCTCCCCCGCCATGAAGGCGCTGGTGCAGCCGGACCTTGTGCTGCTCAGTGATATTTTCCCGCCGGAGGCCATTTACAACATCGTGCTGAAATTCATCGGAGAAAACGAGTATTGGAGTTGGAAGTATGTCTGAAATCAAATATGCCATCAGCCAGGTATTCAGAGGAATCCGTATTGCAGGCTGCTCCTTCCTGCTGGGCAGTGCGTTTGTCGTTGGGTGCGGGATTTTAAAAGGGGGGGCGCGTCCATATGGAGATCAAAAGCCGGAATATGGAGCTGGTGCTGGAACCGGCAGCCATTGAAGCGGAGGCAAAACGTAATGACTGACGGCGATAAACTGGCCCAAATGGAATGGCAAAAATGGTATGACGCTCTGGATGGATATTTCTTGAGAAGACAACTGAAAAAGATTGAAAAGGAAGGAGACAAACTATTTATGAATGCAGACCTCAATACCCGCGACACGATCCCATCCAATAACCTGAACGATATTTTCACCTGCCGGTGCGATATGGCCACCAGCACCTGTGATCTTCAGCCGAGGAGTCGGGCCTATGGATACATCCCCAAGGAGTACACTTCTGATAGCGGCGACGGATTCATCGTGGACAACACCATCATTCCCAAGCACATCGCCCGCCGGGGCCGCACCACCGTGGTGTGGTGGACGGACGGCAGCAAGACCCATGTGGTGCTGGAGGATGGCAAGCCGGACTGCGGCACTTTCGCGGCCTTCTGCATCGCCTACGCTAAGCGTTGCTTCGGCAGCACCTCGGCACTCTCCCATGCAGTGGATCAGGCGGATGAGGAGCGGAAGAATGCCCGCGACCGGCGGCTTCGGGCGGAAGAGAAAAAGGCAAGGGCGGAGAAGCGCCGCCTGGAGCAGGAGCACGAACGTCAGGGCTGGGAGGGCCTTGTGCGGATGCATATGGCCGAAATGCGCCTGAAGCGGGAGGCCCACCGCCGTCTGGACGAGGAAGGGCACTGACCATGGCGGGCGTCTCCCTGTACCCGTACCAGATGGAGGCCGTGCGGAAAATGCGCAATGGGTGCATCCTGTGCGGCGGCGTGGGCAGCGGCAAAAGCCGCACCGCCCTTGGCTACTACTACCTCCAGCAGGGCGGTGTGCTGGGGCCGGAAAACTACGTGCGCATGCAAGACCCCCGCGACCTGTACATCATCACCACAGCCCGGAAGCGGGACACGCTGGAATGGGAGGCAGAGCTGGCTCCCTTCGGCCTGTCCATCAAGCCGGAGGAGAACCCCTACGGCGTCCGGGTGGTGGTGGACAGCTGGAACAATATTCCAAAATACGCAGCCGTCACCGGCGCGTTTTTTCTTTTTGATGAGCAGCGGGTGGTGGGCAGCGGCAGCTGGGTAAAGGCCTTTCTGAAAATCGCTAAGGCCAACCAGTGGATCCTGCTGTCCGCCACTCCGGGGGACACGTGGAGCGATTATATTCCCGTGTTTCTGGCCAACGGCTTCTACAAAAACCGCACGGCCTTCCTGCGGGAGCACGTGGTGTACAATCCCCGCACGCCCTTCCCCCAGATTGACCGGTACCTGAACACCGGCAAGCTGCTCCGGCTCCGCAATGAAATTCTGGTCACCATGGACTTCCACCGGGAAACGGTGGCCCACCACGAGGACGTGTACGCAGACTATGATATTCTGCGCTACAAGGGCCTTTTCCGGGACCGGTGGAACCCCTGGACCGGGGAGCCGGTGAAGAACGCCAGCGAGCTGTGCTACAACCTGCGCCGGGTGGTCAACGAGGACGACAGCCGACAGCTTCATCTGCTTGCTCTGCTGGAGAAGCACCCCCGGGCCATCGTCTTCTACAACTTCGACTACGAGCTGGATATTCTGAAAGGCCTTGCCTATGCCCCCGGCACGGAGGTGGCCCAGTGGAACGGCCACGCCCATCAGCCGGTGCCCAAGGGCAAAAGCTGGGTGTATCTGGTGCAGTACACCGCGGGCTGCGAGGGCTGGAACTGCATCACCACCGATACCACGGTGTTCTACTCCCAGAACTACTCCTACAAGGTGATGACACAGGCCGCCGGACGCATTGACCGGCTGAACACCCCCTACACGGATTTATATTACTACCACTTCAAAAGCCGGGCGGGCATTGATCTGGCCATTGCCCGGGCCTTGAGCCAGAAGAAACAATTCAATGAAAGGAAGTGGGTCAAATGGCCATCTACCCAAAGCTGAATGCCCAAATGGAGTTTCCCAATGATCTCCCATGCGCCACCTGCTCCGAGCTGAGCCCCATCGTTTATGTGGATCATCTGTGCGCCGACGGCGAGATTATTTCCCGGAATATTGTGTGCAAATGTGACCACTTGGAGGCCTGCCGGGCCATCCAGCGGCAGCTGAAGGAAAGGATGAATCTGCATGAACCGGACAACCCCAACGGGTGAGCTGCCTCTCTCCTTCCAAACCTGTCAGGGCTGCCCTAATCGAAGCCTCAGCTGTCGGACCGGCTGCGCCGGGTGGCAGCACCGGGAGGCGGAAAAGCAGGAGCGCTACCGGCGGGCCCAGGCAGCCCGGGACGGCTGGATGACCAGCCCTCTCATCCTGCAGTATTCCCGCAAAAAATGGCGGCGGCAGAAATTGGGAAAGAAGGGATAGCCATGCTCAGAGCCCATCTGGCGGAGAAGTACGCCAATGGGGACGCCCGCTGGGTCTTCTCCCTGCCCGCGTCCCTGTCCCTTAGCGAGCTGCTTCGGCAGCTTCCCGCCCGGGAGAAAAAAGCGTGCTTCCTTCTGGAAATTACCGACCCGGACACGCTGGTGATCGAGCTGGACGGCCTGCCCAAAGGGAAGCCTATATCGGCCCGGTGCCTGAACCGCTTCATTCTGGCGCGGCAGGTGCTTCAGGCGGAGTACGTGGTTTCCCCTACCGGCCCCACGGGATATTTCATCCGCATCTCGTCCGCGAAAGCCGCAGCCCCTCTTTCGGAGAAACCTGAAAAAAGAAAGGGCTGACAAACATGACGGAAAAACGGGAAAAGCTTCTGGCGCGTCTCTGCCTGATTCTGCTGGCGATGGGATTTCTGGCCGTAGGCGGCCGCAGTGTGAAACAAATCTTTGATATTCACCTGCGAGACTACGCAGCCGAACACCCCCATCACGCCATCCGGATCGAGGAGGAAGCGCCCGCGGAAGAACGGCACCCCAGCATTACCTACTCGTATTACTCGGCAATGAATTTCAGATAAATCCATGGCGAAGAGCTGCTGAAAAAAAAACAGTAGCTCTTTTATTTTTTACAAAAGGAGCCCTGTGAAGCATGAAAACGAGCAAAAGCATTCGAATGACCCTGTGGATATTTTCTCTATTGGTCTGCCTGACTGTTCTCCCCGCCTATGGGGAAACCTACTACTGCACCGCCCCCAGCGGCCTGAACTGCCGGTGGGAGCCCAACCGGAAGGCGAGGGTAGAAACCATTCTGGCCTATGGCGACAGCGTTGACGTGCTGGCCATTGACGGCGGCTGGGCCAACGTCTGGGCCGGGGACAGCCTGTGGTGCTGCCTGGACTACCTGAGCCTGACCCCGCCCACGGACGAGCCCCAGCAGGGCGTCATCGACGCGGACGGACGGGTAGCCCTCCGGGAAACGCCCGACGGCAAGCGGGTCGGCTGGCTGAAGCCTGGCGCGAAGGTGGAGATTCTGGGCACGCTGGACGGCTGGGTACGGACGGCCAAGGGCTACGTGGCCGCGGAATATGTTGCCCCCTCGGAGGATTTCTGATATACTAAAATTGCAACCGAGGGTGAATGCAGTGAACCGAGTAAAAGGAGGTCACGTTATGCTTTACACCATTCCCGAACTGAAAACCATTGTGGCCCCCGTGGCGCGGAAGCACGGCGTGCGCCGGGTGACGGTCTTCGGCTCCTACGGACGGGGCGAGGCCACCGAGCGCAGCGACGTGGACCTGTGCATCGACAAGGGCAGCCTGCGGAGTCTGCTTCAGCTTATCGCCTTCCAGCAGGACATGGAAGAAGCCCTGAAAACGCCGGTGGACGTGGTCACCAATGACAGCAGCGACCAGCGCTTTCTGGACGGCATTCGAAAGGACGAGGTGATTCTGTATGAGCAATAGAGATCAGATGATATTCTCCCACATCGTGGAATACTGCAATCAGGTCCGGCAGGCCATTGACGTGTTTGGGGATGATGAAGCCGTCTTTCTGACAAATCAGGTCTATCAGAACGCCTGCTGCATGTGCCTTTTGCAGATTGGTGAGTTGGCGGGCAAGCTGAGTCCGGAAGCACTGGCCGAAACTGCGGATATTCCCTGGAAGCAGATTCGCGGCCTGCGAAACATCTGCGCCCACAGCTACGGCAGTTTAACGCTGCCTAACGTATGGGTCACCCTGACGGAAGACGTGCCGGAACTGAAGAAAAAATGTGAAAGATTTCTGTAATCGAAAAAATACCGGAAGAGCTCTCGAAAAAATCGAGGGCTCTTTTTCATTGGCCAAAAATAGGAGGAAAGCATGATGTCCTTACGGGAATGCCCCGACTGTGGGGCTCGCACCTATGTAACCGAAAGCCGGGAGGACGCCGACGGTAACATCCGCCGGTACCGGGTCTGTCACGAATGCGGACGGCGCTGGAAGACCATTGAACGCTTGATATTGGAGGATAAGTCAAATGACACAGAAACAAATGGGGCCCTTGCTGGCGTCCGCTGCAGTGGAGGAGCTGCAACGCGGGAACAGGTCATTCAATCTCTTCTGCGCCAGCTCTCTGATGCGATATTTCAATAACGACTGGGGCGAGATCAGCCAGGAGGACCGGGAAATGAACGATCATGCCCTGCAAAGCGGCGGCGAGCGCATCATGGCCAGCTACAATTTTCCGGACGGCACCCACTGGGGCGGCGAGGACTGCCTGTGGATCGTCACGGAGGCGGACGGAAGCAGCACCACCCTGCTGTTTCCCGGGGAGTATTGATTCCGCGAAAAAAACAGCCCTCTTTATGAAAAGGAGGTGCTCTATATGGGCAAAAAATGGGAAAAAACCAAGGAATTTTGTAAGAAAAATGCTGGCTGGATCATTGCAGTCGGAGCCGGTGCTATTGTGAGCGGCAAAATTGGAAATAGGCATTGCGCAAATGTGCGAGCGAAAAACCAATACGCCGTTGTAGCGGATGCACTGAAACGAACGGGTGAAACAACGGTCAGAATTTATAATCCGAAAGAATCCGGAATTGGTAAACCCGTAGCGGTCATATTCAAGGTCATCGACGATTCAATGAAGGAGAGCTGAACAAGCTCTCTTTCTTTTACGCCCCGCATTTTTGAAAAAATGAAAAAAAAGGAGAGAAACAACATGAGCGGCATATCCAAATGGGCTGACCGGGAGGTACGGCTTGCCTGCCAGAGGGAGAACCCCAACTACGAAGAAGGAGAATTCGATTACGGCTGCGTCTGCTACCAGTCCGCCCTGAAGGCGTTTGAATCTGTCGTTTCGGACGGCCACAGCGGGGCCAGCGTCCAGTATACCCGCTGGATCCTGAACCGGCTGCTGCAGTGCAAGCCCCTGACCCCCATCGAGGATACCCCGGATATTTGGAACAAGCAGGAGGATTTTCCTACCCGGGACGGCTCCGAGGTGTATCAGTGCAAGCGGATGTCTTCCCTATGGAAGCACGTGCTCCCGAATGGCACGGTTTATTATGTTGATAACGACGCTTATATCGGCGTGGACGAAAATGATCCGGTCGTCACCTTCCACAGCTATCTGGTTAGCAAGATCGGCCGGGAGATGATGCCGGTCACACTGCCTTACTGGCCCAACGACAGGCCCCTTTATATTTTCATCTCCGAATTTCTGTTTGACAAGGCCAACGGGGACTTTGACACGGTGCATATTCACCGGGCGAAGACCAGCGACGGCACCCTCATCCCCATTGACCGATATTTTAAGGAGGGGGCGGACGATTGGGAAGAGATCGACCGGGAGGAGTTCGAATTCCGGAAGAAAAACGACAAGCGGGAAAGAGAGGGTGCGGACGATGTCAATCATCAAAATCTGTGACCTGTGCGGAAAGCAGTGCCCCGAGGGCGAGGCCCTTCAGCTGCGCATCCAGCAGACTCCCATCGCCTTCACCTTTCAGACCGTGGATATTTGCAAGGACTGCGACGAATGGCTGAGCGTGCAGATGGACAAGCGGAGAAAGGACAGCACGCCTATTAGAAAGGAAGAAACGCATCATGCTGAAGATTAAAAATCTCGAAATTCATGGCTGGGAGCCCGCCGTCCGCGGCATGCGGAACCCCAAAAACAGCTGGGTGAAGAGCGACAGCGGCCTCGGATGCCGTTCGGAGCAGGAGGGGACTTTTTTTTGCCATGAATGCACCTCCGGCTGCTGGAATCCGAGCCATGTTCTGGGCGAAAACGACCTGCATCTGGCGGAAACCCTTGCCAGCGCCGGGACGGACCATCGCAAATTTCTGCGGATGATTGCCGTCTATCTGGACGTAATCGCCCCCCTGTACTGGTGGAAGGAGTACGACACCTACAAGGTGGGCACGGTGGCCAACTCGTGCAGTACCATGCACAAGATTGCGGAGAAGGAGTTCACGCTGGAAGATTTCAGCTGCGAGCATTTGGGAGTGTACATTCCGGCTGAGAAAAATGACGGAGAAGAGTGCTTTCAAAATTTGTGGCCGGTACTGATGCAAAATATTATTGCAGCTTTGAACAATGCACGGAATTACTACCTTCGTGAAAACGATCCAGAACTGAAGAAAGCTTATTGGTGGCAGATGATCCAGCTCCTGCCCAGCAGCTACAACCAGCGCCGGACGCTGATGCTCAATTACGAGGTGTTGGCAAACATTTACAATGCCCGCCGGAATCACAAGCTGGACGAGTGGCATACCTTCTGTGACTGGATTGAAGCGCTCCCCTACGCCCAGCTCATTACCGGAAAAGAAACAGCCGCCTCATCCCATCAGGCCCTGCCGGACCTTTCCCTGGGCGCGGGGCTGCTGAAAGAAGCGGAAAAGTGAGGTGAACCCCGATGGAAACCCATGACAAGGAAGTGCGGTATGATCTGTACTGCCGCACGTGCAAGCATAAGGACACCCCTCAGGCGGACGATCCCTGCGACGAATGTCTGTCCACCCCCATGAACGAAGGCTCGGTGAAGCCTGTCAATTACGAGAAAGCGAGGGATTAGTATGTTCGGCTACACCTTTTACCGGGGCCGTATTTTGAAAAAACGCCGTAACCTGAAGCGGGACGCCCAAATGGCCATGGCGCTCTGGTTCTATCGTCAAAAGCTGGGCCCCGTGGATTCTTCCCCCGGTCAGGGAAAGGCGGGCGGCTGATGGAGCGGGATATTCTGACGACGATTCTCTTCATCATCACCGTTGTTATCGCCCTGCTGGCCCGCAGACGGTTCAAGCAGACCGGAGGCGGACTGGAAAAAGCTGTATGGCTGTACTGGAGCCTGCTGGCTGTTCGCTATGTCTTTGATATTCTTCAAATGAGGTGACAAATATGAGTGCCACGAAACCGCAGGAGCGCCCCTCCAAGGAGGAATATTATTTCAACATTGCGCTGGCTGTAGCCATGCGCAGCACCTGCCTTCGGCGCAAATACGGCGCGGTGATTGTGAAGGACGACCGCATCATTTCCACCGGCTACAACGGCGCGGCCCGGGGCGAGCAGAATTGCACGGACGTGGGCCTGTGCCTGCGGGAGGAACAGAACATTCCCCATGGCGAGCGGTACGAGCTGTGCCAGGCCGTCCACGCGGAGGCGAACGCTATCCTGAACGCCAACCCGGCGGACATGATCGGCGCAACTTTATATCTGGCGGGCTGGGAAAACGGAAAGATCATTCAGCGGCCCGTCCCCTGCGCCATGTGCACGCGGCTGATTCGGAACGCGCGCATCAGCAAGGTGGTCACTTGCCGCTATAAAGAGGAGCACTATCTGCACTAAAACTCATTGATATTCTATCTGTAGCTCAGTAAAAAGGAGGAATTCCCATGTATTTCAGTCTTCGCAACGGTTCCCTGATGGATGGCCGGGAGGTGCGCAAGGTGGCGCTGGCGCTGGGGTTGCGCCTGAAGGACGACGCGGCGGTGCGTGCCTTCGCACTGGGCCTGCCCGGCGTGGCCTACTGCGTGGAGCGTCCCAGCGTCAAGTATCTGGCCGCCCACGATCTTCTGTATGATGCGGTACGCCTGTACTATGACAGCCACAAGGCTCAGGGCATCACCATGAAGGAAGCCCGGGAACGGGTGCTGGCCCTGAAGGAGGCGTGGGCTCAGTCCGGCGTACAGCTGACGGCCCGGGGCTTTGAGGCCCTGCCGGACGAGGAGCGCGCTGAGCTGATTGCCGGCATGCACCGGCTGTTCTGCGAGGAGGGCAAATCGCTGGAGGAAGCGGCGGAGCTTCTGCATGTGACAGAGGGCCTGTCCCGGCACCTTTTGCAGCTGTGGGACGACGCCCACCTGTCCGCGTAAAAAACACCCGCTATTATGAACCCGAAAAGGGTCACATTTTGAAGGAGGATATTTATCATGGAAACCAATGAAATGAAGGAAACCAAAACCACCATCAAGGAAAAATGGGAAAATCTGAAGGAGAAAAAATGGTTCCGCAGGACGGTTATCGGCCTGGGCATCGGCGCTGGAATCGGCGGCGCGGTGTTCGGCCTGAAGAAGCTCTGCGGCTCCAGCACCCCGGAGGCGCTCCCGGAATTGACGGAGAATGCGGCGAATCTGACGGAGGAAACCGTGGAACATCTGGACTGATAAGAGACGGATTTTCGGTAATAAAGATAGGGCTAGCCGTGTGCTAGTCCTTTTCTTTTTCACCCACTTTCGTGTCGGAAAAGTGGCCGCGCGCCCACTTTTTTGTGGGTTTGGGTAAATTTGGGCGCTGGCTGAAACGGCTTCGGACGAAAAAAGCCCAAAAAAAGTGGGTTTTCGCCCACTTTTATTTCAAAAGTGGGCAGCCGCAAACCGTTGATGCATAAGGGTTTGCGGGCTTCTGCCCACTTTGCCCACTTTTTTTCTTTATTTATGCGTGGAAAAAAATTTTATAAATATAGAGAAATAGCGTCACTAAAGTGGGTTTTTGGCCACGGGCCCTTTTACCCCCGAAAATCACAGCAAAGGAGAGAAAAAAAAGATGGGCTGGATATTCTCATTGGCGGCCTTCATCGTGGCCATCGTTCGCCAGAACATGACCCTGATGATCGCGTCCGGACTGTTCGCCATTGCGGGCAGCATTTCCTTTGGGGCCGTCACCCTGCGGGGGCAGCGAGAGAAGGAGTGCAAGGACCGGCGGGAGCTTTGGAAAAACATTCTGACCTCGCTGGCGAAACAGAAGCCCTCAAATTAGGCTGGAGCCGCCGTCCTGTCTTGCGGAACGAATGAACTGGTGCTATGATAAAGACCCGAGCATTCGAAATCCATCAAAACAGGAGGTCGCCCCATGAGCTGGTATGACGACGATGATTACAGTGACATTTACGATCCCGACGACGATACGGACTACGAAGCCGAAGAGGCCGACGAGAAGCACATGGCAGAATTCGCCAAAACCTTCGTGAAGGGCGACTGCCCCCGCTGCGGCGGCAAGGACACCGTCACCGACTCCGACGGCGTGTGCTACTTCTGCCATCAGTGCCATTTCGTCTTCGGCCCCACCGAGTATCTGAGCTGGGCTTCCGGCATTTCATCCTACAAAAATACCGGCTCCGTCTGGGGCGACGATTACGACGACGTTTACTGAAAACAAATGAACTGGCAACAGGGCTTGACAAAATCAGGCCCTGTTTTTTCATCCGCGAAAAAAACAGCCCCTTTTATGAAGAGAACAGACCTTTGTGTGCTGTTTCTCTTTTTTATTTGGTCTGAAAGGAGGCGCTGCGAATGCTGGAAAACCGCTTCAAGACCCGGCTGTGCCGGAAGCTGCGGGACCTGTTTCCGGGCTGCGTGATTCTGCATCCCAACCCCAACGAAACCCAGGGTATTCCTGATCTGGTGGTTTTGTATCGGAACCGCTGGGCCGCGCTGGAGGGCAAGCAGTCCCCCACCAGCCCGCACCGCCCCAATCAGCAGTATTACGTGGAGAAAATGAACCAGATGTCCTTCGCCGCATTCATCTATCCGGAAAACGAGGAGGAGGTACTCCATGGACTTCAACAGACATTTGGACCTTGAGGGGCAGCACGCCTTTCTGGGGGCCAGCAAATACCATTGGATCAACTACACCGACGACAAGCTGGCGGAAAGCTACCAGAACTTTCTGGCGGTGCAGCGGGGCACGGAGCTTCACGCCTTCGCCGCTCAGGCCATCCGCCACGGCATCAAGCTGCAGAAGAGCGCCAAGACGCTGAACATGTACGTCAACGACGCCATCGGCTTCAAAATGACGCCGGAGCAGGTGCTGTACTATTCTGAAAACTGCTTCGGCACCGCGGACGCCATCAGCTTCCGCAATGATTTTCTTCGCATCCACGACCTGAAGACCGGCGCGGTTCCGGCCCACATGGAGCAGCTGCGCATCTATGCCGCGCTCTTCTGTCTGGAATACCGGCGCAAGCCCGCGGATATTCCCATGGAGCTGCGCATCTACCAGAACGACGAGGTGCTTTACGACAAGCCGGACCCGGCTGATATTTCCGCCATCATGGAGCGGATCGTCCGGGCGGACGAGATCATCCGGGCCATGAAGCGAAGGGAGGCTGCCTGAGATGGGCCGCGTGAACGATGATATTTTAATGCACTACGGCATCAAGCGGCGTTCCGGCCGCTATCCCTGGGGCTCGGGCGACAAGCCCTTCCAGCGCAGCGGCGACTTCCTCAGCCGGGTGGAGAGCCTGCGGGGCAATGGATATTCCGAAAAGGACGTGGCCCGGGAGATGAACATTTCCACCACTGAGCTTCGCCGCTACGTCACTGCCGCCAAGCACGAGCGGCGCAATCTGGAGATCGACCGCATCAAGAGCCTGCGGGCCGACGGCCTGACCACCGCGGAAATCGCCCGGCAGATGGGCAAGAACGAGTCCTCCATCCGGGCGCTGGAAAACAGCGCGGTAGCCGAGCGGAAGAATCAGGCCCAGGCCACGGCGGATATTCTCCGCCGCCAGCTGGAAGTAAAGAGCATGATCGATGTGGGCGCGGGCGTGGAAACCGAGCTGGGCATTTCCAAGTCCAAGCTGCGGGAAGCGCTGATGATCCTTGAAAACGAAGGCTACAACGTCTACGGCGGCGGCATTCCGCAGGTGACCAACCCCGGCAAGCAGTCCAACACCATTGTCCTCACCCGGCCTGAGATCCCGGAGAAGGATATTTACCAGAAGGTGGGCGAGATTCAGTCCGTCATGGACTACCACTCCGACGACGGCGGCTTCACCTACCGGGAGCGCCAGTACCCGGCCAGCATCGACTCCAGCCGGGTGGACATCCGCTACGGCGATCAGGGCGGCGTCAGCAAGGACGGCGTCATCGAAATTCGCCGGGGCGTGGCCGATCTGGACCTGGGCAACGCCCACTACGCGCAGGTGCGCATTCTGGTGGACGGCGACCACTACCTTAAGGGCATGGCCATGTATTCTGACAGCATCCCCGAGGGCAAGGACATCGTCTTCAACACCAACAAGAAGTCCGGCACCGACAAGATGGACGTGCTCAAGGAGATCAAGCACGACGATCCCACCAACCCTTTCGGTGCGTACATCAAGGCTGAAGGGCAGAGCTATTATACCGACAAGGACGGCAAGCAGCACCTCTCCGCCATCAACAAGCTGAAGGAGGAGGGCGACTGGGACACCATGAGCCGTACCCTGTCCTCCCAGTTTCTGGGCAAGCAGCCGCTGAAGCTCATCAAGAGCCAGCTGGACCTGACCTATGACGACGCGGCGGTGCAGTTCGACGAGATCTGCTCCTACACCAACCCCACCATCAAGAAAAAGATGCTGCTGGACTTCGCCAACCAATGCGACGGAGCCACCGTCCACCTGAAGGCGGCGGCCCTTCCCCGGCAGTCCACGCAGGTCATTCTGCCGCTGGACGGCATCAGCGACACGGAGATCTACGCCCCCAACTACCGCAACGGCGAGCAGGTGGCACTGGTCCGCTATCCCCATGGCGGCACCTTTGAGATCCCCGTGCTGACCGTCAACAACAAGAACCCCTCGGGCAAGAGCCTGCTGGGCAACGTGGCCGACGCGGTGGGCATCAATGCCAAGGTGGCCGAACGCCTGAGCGGAGCGGACTTCGACGGCGACACCGTCACTGTCATTCCGCTGAGCGACCGGGTGCAGATCAAGTCTACCCGTCCCCTGAAGGGGCTGGAGGGCTTTGACCCCAAGACCCAATACGCCGAGCGCCCGGGCATGAAGGTCATGACCAAGGCCATGACCCAGAAGCAGATGGGTATGGTATCTAACCTCATCACCGACATGACCCTGCAGGGCGCCTCTGAGGACGACATCGCCCGGGCCGTGCGCCACTCCATGGTGGTCATCGACGCGGCCAAGCACCATCTGGACTACAAGCAGTCCGAGAAGGACAACGGCATTCAGGAGCTGCGCAGCCGCTACCAGCGCCGCGTGGATCCGGAGACCGGCGAGATCAGGGAGGGCGGAGCCTCCACCCTTTTAAGCCGCAAGAAGCAGACCGTGGAGGTGGCCGAGCGGCAGGGCAGCGGGCGCATCGACCCTGTCACCGGCGAGATGGTCTACAAGACCTCCGGCCGCAAGTACAAGGATGACAAGACCGGCGAGTGGGTGCCCGCCATGGACAAGGTCTCCCTCATGTCCGTCACCAAGGACGTGCGCAGCCTGTCCTCCGGCACCCCGCAGGAGGAGCTGTACGCCGACTACGCCAACCGTATGAAGGCGCTGGCCAACCGGGCGCGGCAGGAGTACCTGGCCACCAAGGAGCCCCCCGCCCTTTCCAGCGCCAGGGAGGCCTACCGGGAGGAGGTGGACACGCTGGAGGCCAAACTGCAGATCGCCATGAAGAACGCGCCCCGGGAGCGCCGGGCCCAGGCCATTGCCAACTCCCGCATCAAGGCCCAGCAGGACGACAACCCCGGCATGGACAAGAAGGCCCTGCGCAAGCTGCGGGATCAGGCTATCTATGACGCCCGGGCGCAGGTGGGGGCCAACGGCAAGGACACCCGCATCACCATCACCGACCGGGAATGGGAGGCCATTCAGGCCCGCGCCATCAGCCCTACCAAGCTGACCGCCATTCTGCGCTACTGCAAGGACAACGAGGTCACTCAGCGCGCCTTGCCCCAGACACGGGCCAAGGTCACGCCTGCCAAGCAGGCCCGCATCGACTCTATGCTCGCCTCCGGCTACACCTATTCGCAGATCGCCGACGCGCTGAATCTTTCTACCTCTACCGTTTCCAACTACGCCCGCGGCGCAGACTGAAGGTGGTGAATGTATGGCAAAATGTGCGCTTTCTACTCGGGACAATCCCTTTGATCCCTTTCTTCAATTCAATTCATGGTGGGCGTTCGACCAGGAGCATCACTATTTCTCCTGCGAGCGCCTCGACCGCTTCGCTCACACCTCTGATTCCCTGACCGATCAGGAAAACGAGGCTGAAATCGAGCGGGCCATTGACGACATCATCGCCCACGATCCCACTGGCCTGTATGTCAAGGTCCAGCGCGATCTCCCTGACGACTGATGCTCGCCTTTCCGGCTTCCTTCCGTGCTGCATCGCCGCAAAGCTGCGTGTTTTCCGGCCCTGCAGCGCGGGTTTCTTTTGCATGCACGGCGCTTTCCCCTTCCCATATAGGAGGGGGGTCCGCCAAAAACACACCCCCTCCTGCATAGATCGGAAGAGCA